TATGCGTGGTGCTCTTCAGGACGGTTCTGCCCGTGTCACTATATGGGATAGCCTTGATCCAAAAGCCTTGTTTGTCAATCAAGCTAAGGAGTTGCTGTTAGGAAAGCCTGGTTACATTGGGAAGTACTTTGGACACCTAGATAATGCCTCTACCTACCGGCTACAGTACTACACCAATTACTTTGACTTTGGCAGCCCAACAGCCTTAAAAGTCCTTAAAAAGATAGGATTTGTGGTTATTGGCGGCTCTGGTGACGCTGTAGCCATTAAATGGGGCTTTGACTACAAAGAAAATTACAATAGTGAGACGAAATTACTTGACACGGCGGTAGTTTACGAGTATAATATAGGGGAATACAACATTGCTGAGTTCTCCAATGGTGTGGTCCTAGACCAGTTCCAAATCAACGCAGGTGGCAACGGGGCTGTGATGCAATTGGGTTTAGAAGCAGAATTAAATGGTGATCCTCTTTCTATTCAGAAAATCGATGTTTATGTCGCACAAGGGAAAACAGTATGAGTAATTACACAAAAGCAACTAACTTTGCATCCAAAGATGCTCTCAGCACTGGTAACCCAGCAAAGGTTATCAAAGGCACCGAGATTGATGCAGAATACACAGCCATTGCCTCTGCCATATCATCCAAGGCAGACAGCAATAGCCCTACCTTTACAGGTACTCCAGCAGCGCCTACGGCCTCTTCTGGCACTAATACTACTCAGGTGGCAACTACAGCCTTCGTTGCTACAGCAGTAGCAGCAGCGTTTCCTAGTGGCGGTATCATCATCTGGTCAGGCTCTGTAGCCTCTATTCCGTCTGGTTGGTATCTCTGTAACGGCTCTAACGGCACGCCTGACCTACGAGATAGGTTTGTTGTCGGCGCTGGCTCTACATATTCTGTAGCTGGTACTGGTGGTTCCGCTAATGCTATTGTTGTTAGCCACAGCCATACCGCCACATCTACTGTTACTGATCCAAGCCACGCCCATGCTGTTGCTTTTGGTGAATATAGCACTCCTGGTAACTATGACTATGGTTTAAACATTGAAGCAGGAAACACGCAAAGTACGTCTGGCGCTCGTGGCTACTATGCTGACACATCAACAGCAAGTACCGGCATAACAGTTGCTACTACCACTGCCTCGGCAGGTTCTTCAGGCACTAACGCTAACCTGCCACCGTACTATGCACTTGCATACATTATGAAGGCCTGATGAATAAAGAACAAATAAAAGAATACCTAACTAAGTCTAAAGATACCAGAATTAGATTAGACAACTTAGTTGAGAATGAACATGGTTTTATGTCTTGGACTGAGCACGATGACGCTTTAGTTGCTCTGCAAGTTTATGGTGATGGGCATTACTGGAATATCTATCTCAATGAACTAGCAAAGCAGTTAGGCTACAAGAAGATAATCATGGGCACTAAGCGTAATTATAAAGCATTTGAGAAGAAGTTCGGATTTAAACTAACTGGTTATATTTTAGAAAAAGAGGTAATCTAAATGAGTGAAGTAGTCGGAGCCGTTATAGGCGCTAGCGGAGCAAGATCAGCAGCTTCAAAGCAAGCAGCCGCAACTAGATATGCAGCCGATGCTCAAGAACGTGCTGCACAATTAGCAGCCGAAGAGGCTCGCTTTAGACCTGTAGGAATCTCTACCAGATTTGGTCAATCACAGTTTCAGTTTGGCCCTGAAGGTCGCCTTACTGGTGCTAGTTATACCACATCGCCAGAGATTCAAGCACTACAAGACAGGCTCTCTGCCCTCTATGGAGACAGTCTAGGCCTTGCTGAACGTGCTGTAGCGCCTTCTCAGACCTTGTTTGGCCTTGGTCAGCAATATCTTGCACAGACACCAGAGCAGGCTAGGAATCAGTATCTGCAAGAGCAGTATGCAATGCTTGATCCTATCCGTCAGCGTGAAGAGGCAAGATTAGGCGCTTCTGTGTTTGGGCGTGGTCGTGCAGGCCTCAACATTGGTGACGTAGGTCAGCCTGAATTGGCTGCGCTAGCTACAGCAAGACGCACACAAGACCTGCAATTAGCCGCACAGGCAGAGCAGGAGGCCAGGAATCGTATCAACTTCGGTACTGGGTTGTTTGGCGAGGCTGGTAAATTACAGACAGCAGCCCTGTCGCCATTCCAGACTCAGTTTGGTGTGTCTCAGTTGCTTGAGCAGGCAGCACAACAACCTCTGGACATCGGTGCTCAGTTGGGCGGTAGAACAGCCACTGCTGGTGCTACTGCTGGTCAGATGCTACTAAGAGGTGGTTTAGATGCAGCTTCAACCAGACTTGGCGGTCAGCAACAGCAGATTGCCGCTAATCAGTTGGCCGGTCAGAACCTGATGAACCAGTTCTTTAAAGGACTTGGGTTTGGTCAACAACAGGCACCAGCGCCACAGTCTACAGCATCTGCATATTATCCAATGGGAACAGGTAGCGGTAGTGGCTTTGCTTATAATCCTGACATTGATACAGCAGGCGGTTATTTTGGAAGTTCTTCAGGTCTTGAAAACATGAGTGGTGGCTACACCCCAATGTAAAGGGAAATACAAATGGCAGAGCAAACATTATTTGGTTCTTATAATCCTCAGTTGATACAGCAGGCTATCGAGGCTGAACGTGAGCGTGGATTACTAGAACAGGCTAAACTAACTCCGCAGCAGGTTACAATGCTTGGTGCTGCTAGGGCTGGTCAGCAATTAGGCGGTGCCTTAGGTGGCGTTGTTAATACATTATTTGGCCTTCCTTCTGTGCAAGACCCGAGGCTACAGCAGGCTCAGTTGGGTCAGCAGGCCTACCAAGAAGCATTACAGGCTTCAGATGGTGATGCCTCGTCACCAGAGTTCTTTAAGAGGTTGTCTTCTTCTGCGGCTAAGTTGGGTGTAACTACCTTGGCTCAACAGGCGGCTCAACAGGCCGCTAAGTTGGAGTCTGAACGGATGCAAGGATTCCAGAGACAAGCTGCTGGTATAGCGTCATTGGCTCAAGCAAGTAGAGATAAAACAGAAGCACCGTTGACCATTGCTGACCGTACTCGTCTAAATGAGTTAGTACGACAGTTTGGTACCGATGAAGGCGCTAGACGGTTTAGAGCAGAGCGTGATGAAGCAGAGCGTAAAAAAGCAGCTGCTGGCGCTCCTCCACAGACACCAACAGAGAAAGCAACGTTGCCAGGAAAGGCCACACAACTTGGTAAAGTTGAAGAAGCTGCTCTTCAGGGTGCTAAAACAATTGAAACAGCCAATTCTATTGACCGTGTTTTAGATACAGCATTTACTGGCTTTGGATCAGATGCTAAGTTGCGTGTTGGTCAGATTGCAGAGGCTTTTGGAGCTACTGTTACTGGAACATCGGACACAGAGCAATTAAAACAGTTACTTGCCCAATTAGCACAGGGACAGGCTCGTAGTCTTCCGGGTGCGTTGTCTGAAAAGGAATTGGCATTCTTGCGTGAGGCTATCGGAACTGGTAACTTTACTGTTAATACTTTACGGACTGTTACTAAGCGTCTTCGTACAGATGCTTTAGCCGCTGAGATTGAAAATCAGTCTGCTCAAGAATATGTTTCTGGTGGCGGTGATCTTAATAAGTTTAACTTTGTTGAAAACCGTAAAAAGGCAATAGACCAGGCTAAAAGGCAGATTAATGAGCGTGAAGCCAAACAAAGACGGATAGATGAGTTGCGGAAAAAACAAGGAGGCCAGTAATGGCGTTAACACCACAAGAGCAAGAAGAATTAACAAGGCTTGAAACAGAACTTGCTGATTCTGTTATGGTCAGAGGTACTAGGCCGAAAACACTTACACAAGAGTTAAAGCAAGCGGCTGTAGAAAGCCTACCATCATTAGGTGGAATGATAGGTGGTGTTGCTGGGGGTTTACTAACAAGAAGTGCTCCTGGTGTTGAGTATGGGGCTGGTTTAGGGTCTGCTGCCATTCGTAGCATGATTGGCGCTGGTTTAGGCGGCGCTACCGGCGAAGCTGCAAAGATGGGTATTGAAGGTGTTTCGCCTTCTGTTAGATCAACATTAGGAATTATCCGTGGCGGTGTTGAACAAGCTGCTTATGATGGTATAGGTAATCTTGTGTTTAGTGCCGGTGGTAGGGCCTTTCAAATCACAAAAGATGCCTTGTCTAAAAGGTTTGCTGGAACACCCCCAGAAGACGCTATTGTAGCTGCTCAGAAGTTATTACAAGAGGGCGGCGGAACATTAACACCATTCCAAGCCACTAAAGATTCTTGGGCTGGTTTTAAAGAGTCTCTCGCTAGAGGTTCCTTTACTGGTAAGCCTGTGTTTGAAAAGGCCGCTGAGAAGAATGTTGAGGCTATCGCAAATGCTAAAAATAAAGCCCTTGATGAAACCTCTACCAGAATTTATGACAGTCTACAGACTGGTAAAGAGTTTGCAACGGCAATCCAAGAAGGTGATGATGCTCTAAAAAGCTTGACTAGGCCTTTCTATGAGGCCTTAGATAAGGCACCAAAGATTGCACAACAGCCTGTGTCTCTTTCTAGTATCAAAGGAGATGCTACAAAAGTTTTACAATCTGCCGATGCTCTTGGCGGTTTAACACTAGGTTCCAAAGAACGTGGATACATCGAAGCGATCAATGTGCTGCCTGATAACATCGGTTTTGCTCAGGCACACGATATAGCATCTTCACTAAAGACAACCCTTCGTGATCTAAAAAGATCATCAGAGCCAGATTCTAAGACGGTTTTTCGGTTGAGTAAATTAGTAAGTGATATAGAAAAGCAGATGGACATTGCTGGTTCTAAGTTTGCAGGCACTGCTATCCCATTTGAGGGAAGATTAGTAGAAGAACAGTCTGGTAATCTTGCACAGCAATATAAGTTCTATTCTAAGTTTTATCGAGATAGTATTCAGGACCTGTATTCAGATACCGCTGCTAAATTGCTTGATAAAGATCCAGAGTTTGTTGGTAAGAGCATCTTTCAAAGCGGGAATGTAACTGCTTGGAACGAAGCAAAACAGGCTTTAGGACGAGCAAAGCAGTTAAATCCTAATCTTAATGTACAGCAAACACTAGAGTCTGTACAGCGTGGTTATCTTGAGAATCTTCTTAAGACTGATAATTCTTTTGCTAGTTTAGGAGACAAGATTAAGAACGATGAAGCAGTTCGCCGTACCTTTGAGGCCGTATTGCCAAAGGCAGTGCAGGGACGTGTTAAAACCCTTTTAGAGGCTGCTAAGTTGTCAGAAGGACAGCCTAGTGCTACTGCTCCTTTGTTCTTTGCTGCACAGCAGGCACAGACCATTGGCGCTGTCGGGTCATTAGGTGCCTTGCTTTTAAGCGAT